AACTTTATTGTGCATACCTTCTTCTATTTGCTTTTGTATTTGTTCTATTTGACCTGACATGTGTTCTATTAACATAAATTGTTCGGAATCTGCTGGTAAACTTCCAAGTTCGCCTCTCGGCCACTTGATTCTAAATTCATTATTCTTTTCTATATCACCAGAAAGTCTTTCTTGTACTTGTTCTAAATCTTTTTCTAAAAGTGTGCCTTTAGTTTCTAAATTATTTAGTCGTTCTACAACTCCAAAATAAGACCAAACACCTAAACCAACTGCTGCCACAATGGACAGTAGATTACGCATAGGCATACTGATAGCTGTGTTATCTGATATTTTCATTTTCTTATAATATGTTTTCTTAATGCTCTAACTAGTCTTTCAATATTGTCAATAATATCTATTAAAGCTTTGTCTTTAATGAAGTGTTGTTCAGATTTTAATTCGTCGTACTCTTTTAAAGGTATAGTAACACTACGGGATGAAGATACTTCATCTTCAAAACTAGCATCTATAGCTCTTTGTTTATCTTCAGAATCATCTATCATGATTTAATAAAAAAGAAGACAGAACCTATTATCGAAAGTATAATAAATATAAGAGCCCCAGCTCCTTTACCGCGATTCATAAATGTTTTAACTTCTTTTAGATCCCTTCCCATTTCATCAATTCGTTTAAATAATGTTTTCATACGCTCGGCACAAATTTGCTCATGATATGAGATTCGCAGATTAGCTTCTGCATTATCCATATTTAAACTATTTTTTATTTTGCGAGTCTTTTTCATTAAAAATCTTAAATTTTCCCATAGTAAACCATCGGTCTACATATTTTTTCCCAATATATATTATACTAAGTGCAAATAAAACAATAGCAATATCTACTCCCCAGCCTAGGCCAGTGTGTATATTAAAACCATCACTTGAAACACCTACTCCTTCAACTGTTTTATCTGGTGCTCTTTGCTCAATAGTAAGGGAATTATCATCAGTATTAACTGTAATTGTTTTTTCCATAATTTTTCAATTATTAATCGTCATCGTCTTCTTTTGGTCTTATCTTGCCAAACGTAATCTTATAGTTCATCTTAATATTTTCTTCAGCATTTTCACTTAAGGGTTTTCCAGACAGACCTATAGTTTGCTTAATATTTTCACATCCAACTAAAAGTAGCAGCACCAATATCAGGCCAATTATCAAAGCCCGTACCACCATTTCAGTTTTTCTTATTCTTTTTCTTGCGAGTCTTCTTCTTTGAAAAAGCTTTAAAGTCCTGTACTTCATTTTCAATACCTGATACCTTTTCTTTAAGAACTGCTACCTCTGATTTAAGTCCAACAGTAGTTGTGAGACTCCATCCAGAAAGAGCAATTAAGATTGCCAAAAGCACTGTTATTAATTTATCATTCATTTTTTTCTTTTCCTTCCCATATAATATTCAGATGGTTCGTAATTCCATTTTCTTCCATGATGGCCTCTAATATCAGCATAAAGCATTCTTAGTTTTACAATCCATTTTTTTATAGGTTTAGGCATCTACTGACACCATTCACAATCATTAGTGCTATCTACTACGTGTTCACTTTTTTTTATTTCAGATTTGCATTCGCATTTTTCGCAAGCACAAGTCCCATAGACATCGGCATGTAAATCTCCGCTGCAATGACAATCATGATTGCACTTAGTGCATTTACTCATTTTTTCTCCGATGTTGATTATTTNGTAGCTAGTTCGTATAAGATTATTAGAACAATTACCACACCAATAGTAACTTTTTTATTTGCTGTAGCTAATTCCCATATTTTTTTAGCATACTGTTTTACTTTTTCCATAGTTTCTCCCGTTTTTTATTTTATTTTACCCCAATTAGGGCCGTTTTCATAGTCTATTTTATTTGGAACTTCAAGTGTTACTGCATCTTCCATTATTTCTATTATTTTACTAGCATATTTTTCTGATTTAACAGATATATCTAGTTCATCATGTACCTGTATATGAGGAATTATTCCTTCTTTATGTAGTTCTATCATTGCTTTCTTTGTCATGTCCGCAGCAGATCCTTGAATCAATTTATTTAAAGCTTTGTAAGTATAAGCGCGCCTGATCCCTGGTCCGTGTTCCGTGAGTGCTGTATTATGTGGTAATGCTTTGTGAATCCCGAACTGATTGGGTTCCCATAGATGGAAGCGACATAGTCGACCCAGTAGAGTTCTGATCTGACCATTTTCCTGAGATCGTTGCATAACATTGTTCATCAGTTGTTTTACGAATGGAACCTTATTATGATATTGTTTGAATAGCTCTTCCGCTTTTTCTTTAGAGACTCCTAATTCTGCCTGTAATTTATTTTTTCCCATACCGTAGAACAGGCCAAGATTTATGGTCTTAGCCTGATATCTAGGTATCTCTGCCATGTCTGCGACGATAGTATGAAAATCTGCATTACCCCCTTTATATAAGTCCAATACTTCGTCCACTCCGTAGAGATTCTGTAAAGCCGCATAATGTACTACCAGCCTAGGCTCTTGTTGATTATAGTCAAATACACCCCATGTATGGCCCTCCTCGGGCATAAATAATGACCTGATCCGTGGTCCAAGATCCTTATCGCGTGCTGGAATTTGCTGTAAATTTGGGTTTGAGTACGAAAATCTTCCTGTTACCGTGCCTCCATTATCTCCCCGTAACTGGTTAATTTCTGCATGAATTCTTCCCTTGTGGGAATGTTTGATTATGGTATCAATGAACGTGGTATGGGCCTTGTTTATTTCACGAGCCCGGGCTATTCGTTTCACTAGGGGGTGGGGGTGATTCTGAAGAAAGTTTTTTGTAAATGAAGGAGAATTTGTTTTTTCAGTGTGGTCAAAAGGTAGGTGAAGTTTTTCAAAAACTTGCGCGATGGAACGTGCAGCCCATATTTGAACATCTACTTGTGTTTCTTTTTTTACTAATTGTAGGCATTCTTTTTCTTCTTTACTTAATTCTTGTTTTAATTTGTGAGCGGATTCAGTATCTGTTCGAACTCCTAAAAAACGCATATCGACTAGGCAAGGAAAAAGTTCAGTCTCTAAATCAAAAATAGATTGTATATCCTGGTGAAGTATTTCTTTTTTAAGTTCCTGCCACAATTCTAAAGTTATCTCGGCGTCCTTTTCTGCATATGCGCCGACATAAATGGCAGGTAGTTTATACATTTCTGCCTTGGCGTCAACTCCCCAAGACTTTGCAGCTTCATATAATTCTGTTTCATTCTTTCCTTTTCCAGTGTATCTTTTACTGCAGTTGTTTAAGTCATAACGCATTTGATTTTCATCAACCAAAGCCGAGGCTATCATTGTGTCGACTATTTTACCGTTAATACTTAAACCTAATGCTCTGATCCAACAAACGTCATACATGGCGTTGTGGAAAATTTTTGTTGATGGTGTACTTAGTACATTTTGAAACCATTTCAAGACTTTTTTACGATCCATGTTACCGCCACCTTCATGTGCAATTGGATAATAACCAGACCAATCTGTAACAGCGACAGCTATTCCAACAACTTCTCCTACACCAACCACCGCACCAGATCCCATTCTAATATTTAAATTTGGATCTTTGGTCTCTAGGTCAATTGCTATCTCATCATATTTAGATAGATCTGGAAAGTCTTCTGGTGGCAGCCATTCTGTTTGTGGTTTAAATAGTGGTACTTGTATCATTTTGTTCCTTTGGTTTGTTTTTATCTGGATAATCACGATCAATTGCCATTTGACAATAATGAATTGCTTTCTCCAAATCTTGTTTCTGTCCCTTTTGCTTATGACGACATAAATATTTAATCGCGTTTCCTTCTGCAAAGGGCAAATTATTTTTATTTATAAATTCTGATGGTTGAATAACCATGGAAGAATAATGAGATCCTCCTACTTGTCGTTTATATACTTTACTCATAAATTCTCCATAGGGTATGCCTTTTCATAATCATTAGGTCTTATAATATGTAAATTTTCTTTGGTTCTTGTTGCACCCACATAAAATAATCTCGTTTCATCATCTGGGTTTTTTAAATATGATTTATTTGTATTGTGAGTAAGATCGGTTAATAAAACTACATTATTTCTTTCACCACCTTTTACACTGTGTATAGTAGATAATTGAATTCTTGGTTTATTTTTTAAATTTTCACCATTTCTTCTCATACTTCTTATATAATTCTTTCTTCTAAAACCTAGATCATCAAACGCTTTATACCAAACGGTATCTGTTTTTAATCCATAATCTTTTTTAAGAGTAGAAATATCTTGGAGACCTTCTTTAGTCATACCTTTTAATTTTATTTTTTCCGCATGATTTGAACTCATAAAACTATATATTCTTTCGATTTGTTTATAGTTTAATGGTTGTCCTTTTCTCCCTGCTTCCCATTCTGCTGCAGCTTCTGCCGCATCTTTTTCTGGAAGTTTTTTAAATCTATTTTCAAAATACCAGCCTCTTTCTTTCATTTCTTCTTCTACATCTTCTAACATATGTCTTGTTCTAGTTAGTATTAGCCATTCTCCAGAAGACATATTTAAACCTTTAATATCATCATGAAAATTTAATGAACCTTGATAATCTCTTGGGCCCCATTCTTTATACCTTCTTTTAGAAACACGTTTAATTATTCCTAAAGCAAAGTCATGAATCGCTCTAGGTATTCTTCTTGATTGAGTTAAATTTAATAATTTTCCTGTTTGTGTTATAAAAGAATCTACATCTGCTCCAGCCCATCTAAAAATAGCCTGGTCATCATCACCTGCGATAAAAGTGTCTTCTGTTTTATTCCAAATAGTTTTAGCCATATCCCATTGCATTAATGATAAATCTTGTGCTTCATCAATAAATACAACATCAAATTTTGGTGTTTTATCTGATTTATTAAAATCTAAAATCATATCGTTGTAATCAATTAAATTATGAAGTTTTTTGTAGTCTTTTATTTTCTGCTCTAAGTGAACAAGAGTATCATAATCAACTTCTGTATTATGTTCTCCTAATTTTATTTGTTGTTCTAATGTAATATTTCTAAGTTTAGCTAAATGAATTAATCGAAGATAATCACTNTTAGTTGTAAATATACCTGTTTCTTCTTCATCGTATTCATTATAATCTAGAAATAAATTTAATTTTCTACCTAAATCTTCATAATGTCTTTTTTGCATAACTTGATCTTTATTAATTCCAAGTTTTCTAAAAGCCAATGAGTGTAGAGTTCTAAAATAAGGAAGATCATCTTCTGTATAATTAAACTTATCCATTGCTCTTGCTTTAGCNTCATTTGCAGCTTTTTTAGTAAAAGCAAAATAACCTATTTTATCTGGATCTGTATTCTTTAAATATTTCTCAACTTGCTCTAATAAAGTATGGGTCTTTCCTGTACCTGGTGGTCCTAATACTATTGTTTTCATAATGTTAAAAATATCCACATGGCAGTTAGTATTGTTAAAAATAATAAATCTCTCATTACCCAATTCTCCTAAAAAAATTTCTCCATATAGCTGATCTAATAATCGAAACTACAGTGAATATTAATGCTATTCCTAAACTATCTAAAATAGTTGGATACAGCCCAAAGAATGGAAAAATTAACAACTGGATGGCGATGGCTAAAATTAGGCCGCTACCTACATCAATACAACTTTCTATAAAACACCTTAACTTCATTAAAATGGTGCCTCTTCTTTTAATTTCTTTTTATCAAATTTATCTTCTGGTTTATCTTTTTCATAAGCCTCAACCATCATTACACTTGGACGTTTTTTACTAATGTAGATTCTTGCTTCTGCACAACCACAATGCTCTTTTAACATTTGTTGTGTGACTTGATAGTCTTCTTTCCATTTCTTTTTAACTAAATGTCCATGGAAGAATCGATGAAATATAAAAACATGTTTATCATCTTCAGTATAAACAGCTCCGTTTAAAATATCTTTTTTAACAACTGATCCAATTGATCGTTGTATACAATAATCTTCTAAATGATTTTTTAATTGATCTATTTTTGATGATCCAATAGGAGCAGCTACTTCTTCAACTCCTTGTAATAATAAGTCTGTGTATTTTTCAAACTCTTTTATCGTAATTCTAAGTGGTTTTTTATTTGTTTGTTTTGCAACAGTTCTTCTAAATAATCTTTGTTCCATTATATAATCTATACTATCTAATTTTACTCTATCTCCGTCGACATTAACCCAATAGTAAGGCTCATCTAACATAACTTTTTGTAGATCGGATAACACAGGAAATACTGAATCTCCACCCACACCAAATTGTCTAGTTCTACACAATTTTTTATCACAATGATTACACATTGGATCTTCATTACATTTAAACCCTAAATCTTTTCCATCATTAAATTTTATTTTCCCTTGTATAATTCTATCATCTAAAGGACCTTCTGGATGTTTATTAAAGTATTTATAATTAAAAGCATTTATTTTCCCTTGCCAATTTTCTGGCCACTTTCTTTTTGCATATTGTATATATTGATAAACAATTCTATCTCTTCCATCTTTGATTTCTGATTGTGTTATTGATTCTAGACATGGAGGCCCGTCAGAAAATTCTGATTCGGGCCTCTCTACTTTTATAAGACCAACATCTAGTTGTTTTACATTATTATAGATCTTATAAAATTCTTCTAAACTTGCTGCTGTGCCATCTTCTTTAAATGCATATCTTGTTGTATCGTCTCCATTAAAATATGGTAAATTTAAAAAGTTTCCTGTATCATCTTTTGATTTTAATTCTATTTGTTTTGGAAAAATTTCTGATCCACCATAACCTAACACTGCACTAATAGATAAAAGCTTATCTCTAACTAATTTTGCTTCAACTGGAACTGCTGTAAATAAAAATATATGCGCGCCCCCACTTTTGGATCTAAAAACTATTAATGGTAATTTTAATAATTTAATTTTATTAATTAATTTTAAATGATCGAAACCTGCATAAGAATCTACATCTATACAACCCCATTGACATTTATTTTCATCTGTAATTGGAATAATTCCAAGACTTGGTTCAATGCCTTGTAAATGATTGCTCCATAATTCATCTGTAACTGGCTCTCTTTGAACAAATGATCTACCTTTTATTTTTTGTCCATCAGCACTTTTCTTATCCACATAAGTGACACCACGTGCACGCTCTAATCCTCGAAATATATTTTTAAATCTTTCTATCATAATTTGTCTTGGGCGCTTCCACGCTTGCTTCCACGCCCAATCCTAGGAATCTAACTTACGTTAGA